CATTCGATCGTCATGGTGTCGGTTCCAGTCTTGGTGATGTTGATGGCTACTCGGGAGAGAAGCGTTCCCGTCCCCAGCGTCCCCGTTCCGTTCATAAAAAGCCCAGCCTCGCGGTAGGTTCCTGTCGTCTCTGTCAGATTGAAGTACCCAGTCAGGCGCACGACATTGCTCACGTTGTTGCCGCTTGCGAGCGCGTTCCGATAGAGCGCTGTCTGTAGGGCTGTGTCTCCAGCCGCAGGAGCATTGGTGCCCGTACCAAGCTCAACGTGTGTGACACGGATCTCTGGCGTGCTGCTCCAGAGCGCATTGGCGATGTAGGCACGCCCAGCCGTCACGACCAGGTTGTCGTACTCCTGGACGCTGACGGTCGCCTTGGCATGGTAGACCGCAAGCGCAGCCTGGATGAGCGCGTCGTCGGCTTTTTCACGGATCAAACGCTCAAGCTCGGCGTGCTCTTGAAGCGCTCGCTGTGGGTCTGCACGGGTGATGCGCAGATGACCCTTGAAGCCGATCGTCTCGCGGATGGTGATGGATTTGTCGCTCATATCGTTATTTTACCCCAACGGGCTGCCGCTTAGAATAAACGGACGCTTTGTGTCGGCGAAGTTGATGGGATTATAGGGTGCGTACACGAAGATGGTGCCGTGATTGAGCTGGCTGTTGTTGACCTCCGAGAAGGTGATCGTCTCGCTCTGTAGGTTGTTGCTCTTTTGCACCCAAGCATCCGCAATCGTGATCTCCTCCGTGATCTCTTGCACAAGGTCCACGACCTCATTGTCGTTGATCTGGATTTGCTTTTTCTGGTCGCGCAGGAGACCCAGGAGGTACTCAATGATGCCGAAGGTGCGCGTCGAGACGAGCTGCGTTTCGTAGAAGAATGTGTCAGGGCTTCGGCAGGTGAAGATGAGCGACTTGATGACAAATGTCTCGTTGATGTTGTGCGTCGTGTTGTTGATGCTGATGATCTGACCAGCACGCAGACCGCTTGTCGTCGTCTTGAAGGTTCCCTCCAGGAGATTGTTGCGATAATTGCGGAGCTCTGCCGTGGCTCGGTCACGAGCTGCCTGCTGGGTGATGATGCTCTTGTCAATGATGGCAAACTCGAAAATGCCATACGTCGAGATGCTTGTCGGGTCCCCCTTCTTCACGATGACAGGGATCATCGGGTTGCCCGTCATGCGAACCGTCTGGCCTGCGGTCGGCTTTGTGGCCGCTTTGAACTTGAGCGTTTTTTCCTGGTAGTTGTAGAGACAATCGAAGCTGGCAGGGTCGTCCAAGTTATCCACACCCACCGTCTTGCCTACCGCTGCAACCGTCACGGTGAGGTTTTTGATTCGGTACGGGCTGCGATAGTTGAGGGCAATGCCATCGGCTTCCACGTCAAAGTCGGTGCTCACGCCCTGGTACTCACCACCTCGGACGTAAACCTGATTTTTGATGGTGCTGATGTCTCTGTTTACCTGCAAACTGTTCCAGATGAAGTTGGCACTCGTGTCCGTGAGCGAGAATGGTGCGCTGATCGAGGCTGGCTGGTAGAAGTACAGAACTCGGAGCGGGTCCACATACCAGTCATTGCCAACAGCTTCCGCGACCTCCTTGATCGCTGCACTGCCCTGCTCGTAGTTGAACTTGACCGACCCCAAAAATGGAGATTGTGCGTCACGCACTCCAGCCTGCGAGAAGTATGTCGTCGCTTGCACGATGCGCACGTCGTCAACAGAGACGTTGACCGTACCCGCAGCGGTAGCGGTCGCACGATATTGGCGCTTGAGGATGCTCGACCAGGATGGTGCGCCAACCGTTGAGAAGCTGGACCGTGGGATGCGCAGCTCGTTCCAACCCGTCACGGGTGCTGTGCTGTATGTATGCTCAAAATAGTTGGTGTACGTCCCGCCCGCATCTGATACGAAACGGATGCGGAGACTGGCAAAGTTGGCAGGCGTGTCAACATAGATCCACAGCTTGACAATGTCGCTCGTCACGACCGCCGTGCCATCCGTGAACGTCGTCAGGTCGAGTGTGGATTCGCGTCGTGCCGTCGCCGTGCTCGATGCGGAAGCCGTGAGCTTTCGGGATTGATCGCCCTGGATGTACTGACCATTGACTGCGTTGGCCGCGACCACCCCGTCCTCCGTCGTCCAGGTCTCGTTGCTCTCGCCAAGATCAACCTCCTTGTAGACACGATTCACGAACTCGGCAATGATCGTGTTGATGACGTAGAAGGCATTTTTGTTGGTGATTTCGCGCGTTACCAGGTAGCGGTCAAGCGTACGTTCATGGCTCACGCACTCGACGCTCTGGATGAGAAGTGTGCCTTGTACGGTGTTGTTGATGCGAGCCACCGAGCCACCGAAAACATTGGTGGCACCGTCCTGGATGAGCACGCTGTCCCCTATGCTTGGAGCGTAGTTTTTTGTCCCGTACTTTTTGATGATGAAGCCCGCACTGTCCACCTGGCTCGTGATCTGCTGCTCAACGCGCAAAGACTGCCAGTCAATGAAGCTGGATTTGTCAACCCCCCCGATTGTGACAGTGATCGCCATATTTTAGCCAACGCGGGCATTGAGTTGGAGCCGCTTGATAATCATGTCCCCGATCTCGCGCGAGACGGCACCAGGATCGCCACCAAACACCGTGCCAATGCTGATGTTGATGGTGGGTCCTCCTGCACCTGCCAAGGCACCGTTCGGCACGATCCGACCTCCTGTGTTTGGCTGGAACAGCTCGGGACCACGCTCACCCACGAGATAGGTACCGCTGGCAGCCACAGGACCGCCGTGCGCTTTGCCACCTCCGAAGTTGCCACCGCCACCTCCGAAGCCAACAGCACCCTTTGCTGCATTGAACGCGGCCACAGCAGCATCGCGCAGCCTGTTGAAAAACCCGATGACAGTCTCGATCTTTTTAGAGAGCCATTCGATTGCCCCAGATACAGCGTCAATGGCTGGCTTCACATACTCAAGGAAAGCAGCAGACCATTCGGCTGCTTTGGCGATTATCTCGATCATCCATGTGACCAGTGCCGTGACAAGCTCGATGAGGATTTTGAGAGCCAGGATGACAACCGCCGCCAGCATTTTGCCGAGTGCCTCAAAAAGCGGATGCAACGGCTGGGTTGCGAGCCATAGCTTTTGAAGGGCTGGCATCAGCTTCTCCTCTGCCACTGACCAAATCTCTGCAAATCGAGCACGGAGCTGTGCCAGGATGCCTGTCTTGGCCTCAAAGGAGGCAGCCATCGCAAGGAACTTTTCCTTGACCTTCGTCACGATCTCACCCATCTGATCGAGCGTCGGGAAGGCTGCGGCCATTTTCTCCAAAAAGCCCTTCAGACC